AATCTTGGAGTTGTCGCGTTTTAGACCGCGAGCGTCGGCTGTCGCCAGCCGCGTTTGGCGCAATGCGCGATAGCATCAACATATTGCTCTCCGGTTGTTTTGAAAACTGAAAGTACTTTCAGTTTTCTCGGCCTGCTCGGCTCGGCCTGCTCGGCTCGGCCTGCTCGGCTCGCGAAAACTGAAAGTACTTTCAGTTTTCCAAACAGCAAAAGGCCAGCCGCGCTATGCGCAGCTGGCCTAAATGCTAATGGTTATCGTTTCGATTTAGGCGATAGCGGTCTTGGCTTCGGCCTGTACCGTTTCGGCCTTGCTGGCCTTGGCCTTGCTGGCCTTGGCCTGCTGGCGCATCTCAGCCCGCATGGCCGCGATGATGGCGTCTGCCGTGTGCCCGGACACTGCGATAGCGGCCAGCAGTTCGCGGGCCAGTTCGGCCTTGCTCAGACTCCTGAGACGCTCGACCTCAGCCTGCTGCTGCTGCTGCTGTTCGGCGATGAGAGCCTGCTGCTCGCGTTCGGCCTGCTGCTCGGCCTTGGCCTTACGTTCGGCCTTGGCGTCTGCTTTCGTGTCAAGGGAACACTCACCCTCGCCGGTCGACCATAGCGGCCATTTCGGGCTATAGCCCGCGTTATCGAGGTGGTAGTTCACTCCGCCCTTGACCCGATGCCATGCACGCCCCATCAACGTGGCCTTGGCCTTGGCCTTGCTGGCCTTCGCCGCAAGGTACGGCTGATGGCTTGCATCGAAGAATGCCCGCATGGCCGCAGCAGGATCGGCCGCAGCAAGGATCGGCTCGGCCGCAGCAGCAGCAGCGGTGCGCATCTCTTTCTCTTGGCCTTGGCCAAGCCGCATCAGATCAGCAGCGATCAAGGTCAGGGTTTCGTAGGATTCGGCTTGCTTCGTCATGGAACTGTCCCCATCGGTTGCGTCGGACGGAAGCGTCCGGCGATGTGAATAGTAGGCTCCAGGCCGAAAAACGCCAGCAATAAATACCTCGAATTTTCCGAAGTGTTAGGCTAAACCGTTGTTTTTACTGGCAAAACTAGCGTTTACTAGACCTTACTTTTTACTGACCTAGATCAATTAGCACATTAGCAAATACTTATATAGGTGCTCTGAACCCATCGAATCAGCTTATGTATTGATCTGCCCCCATGATACTTTTTATGGTTCTAGGTCCGACCCTTTTGGTGCGCACCCACCCTCTACGTTTCCATAACTTCCAAAACCAAACTAACCATTAGAGCACATCTAGCCCCAGCATCACAGAGCACATCTAGCCCCCAGCCTTAGCCCCTAGCCCTTAGCTCTGGTCCTGGTCCTAAACCCTCCCACAAGCCCTACCCCCTCCCTCCAACGGCCCACGGCATCCTCACCTTCCCAACGATTTCCTTCACCGATGGCATGACAATCACTTGCCCGAACCCGGCAATCATCTCTGCTGCGACATACGCATACAGGAGTGAGAAGAGCCAGTGATCGACCCCGGTCATCTTCACATACTTCACTGATTCCTCACCGATTCCGTCAAGTTCGGTGACTTTCTTGACTGATCTGAGATGATTGGTAATTTCTTTCTGCTTGTCGTGATCAAATCTCGGCAGGATGATCCGTCCCTTGTTGAAGTCTTCAATGAAGGCATCGAGGATTCTGGTTCTGACAATGGCAACCATTCCGTCTTTGCCCTTTATTTCAAATGGAAACAGGGAACCGCTAATCGACTTCACGAAATAGGCTGCTAAGAACGCGCCATCCGGAAGCTTCCCTTGAATCGCTCTTACAGAGCTGAAATCTGGCTGGGAATCTGCGATACCCTTGAGGCAGTTATATCTTAGATAATAGTTATAGATGGAAGTTTGCAGCTCGTCTGAGAATCCTTGCTTGATCGACTTCATCTCTAAGACGACAAGATTCTTCCCTTCTCGTCTTGCGATGACCATGTGGGATGTCTTGCCGATGTCTGCACCAAGTACGCAGTTATAGACGTTATTCGCCTTCTCAAACGGGATGTGCTCCCCAGTGAAGGCATTTCTGCATGCTTCATTAGAGATCTGCCCGCCTGCTTCATCATAAGGAAGCCCTAAGCCGAACTGGAAGAATCTTGAGGGTGTTTTGTAAAGGGATAGCGATCTTATGATCTGAGGCAATGACTTGATGGCTGACACATCAGTAGGGAGAACCTGATAGGTAGACGGCAAGCCAATAACCTTTGATCTTTCTAAGTAAGTGGGTACCCACGCCCTTTTATCTGGATCTGCAAGATTCTGCCTGGTGATCTCATTACCACAGTGGGAGCACTTCACGTAGGCTTTGTCGATATCGTACTTGTCTAGGTCTGAGGTATCGAATTTTTTCAGTGGGATTTCGCATTTTGGAATAATGTAGTCTCTAACTGGATCTATGTCTGTCCACTGATTACATCTCTCGTGAAGCACCATATAGACTTTCTGGTCGCCTTGGTCGTAGATCGCGGATATGCCAGAGTCAGAGTATAATGGGGTGCTGAACTGAATCAGGATCTTTTCCTCTTCCGGGAGGTGCTCAAGTCGTGAGGCATAAGCACCAAGCACTTCCCTGGATATAAAAGAGACCTCGTCTACGATTAGGGCGGATGCTGGGATGGAGATTGCTGAGCTTTCTGAGTGTCCGCCAGTGATATGGAGATAACTGGACCCGATTTGTTTAAGAGAGGTGCTATCAACGTCCGCATTACGTAATGCCTGCAGTTTTGGGGATCGGCGGATTGCAGGATCAAATCGCGAGGCACCGAAGACTCTTGCATATCGGTTGTTCATCAACGTGTAGATCACGTTGCTGTTAGGCATGACAGAAAGGAGCGCCAACGTGATACTGAGCGACAGTTCACTAACACCAACCTGAGCAGCCTTCTGACACGCAACCCAGGGGTGCTGGTCTTGACAGATTGCGATCTGGTACTCGTGCCCAGCCCATGACCATTTCTGATTTTCGTGCCTTGGGTGGGCGATGTTCTTCTCGATCCAGCGTTTGACAGCTTTTCTTCCGCCTCCTATAGAAGACGAGGAGCTGGCTTGATCGGCCAGGGACTCAAGGAGATGCTTGTTGATGCTCATCAGGTTGCGCTTTTCTTTGGTGTTCTGTTACTGTTCTAGTGCCGGTAGTGTAAAATACTTCCCATCTCTTCTGCTACGAGTTCTTCCCTGCCATGGCTGAGCCACTTCAAGTCCAACTTCCGACTCGCTTGGCGGGCAAGGCGAAGACCCAGAGCGTGACGGCTGGGTACGACAAGGGCCAAGCTGTCCCTAGAGATGACCGCAGTAATCCAAACGTCTCGATTGCTTCTTTAAGAGGTGCACAGCGTGCTGCAACGATGATGCGGTCGCTGTTCGAGTCCGATGCTAGCGTGTCCACTGCCGTCACGCAGTTCGTTAGCATGGCTTCGACTGATCTGGCGTTCCATGTCTTCGAGACCGGGACCAATGAGGTGTCGGAAGAGGGCCAAAAGGCGATTGAAACGGTTGTCAGTGGGTTCTCTACGCTATGGAACTATACAGCCGGTTTCCAAGATAGGCTGAGCTTGCAGCAACTCAAGGAGACGCTGCTGCTTGAGACCATTCTGACAGGCGGCTGTGCGGGCGAGCTGATTCTCGATACGCACAGGATCCCGCAAAAACTCAATGTCATCCCGTATGATAGTCTGTCATGGAAAAGTGACGGCAGAGGTGGGAAATATCCTTATCAGACCGGCAGTTCTGGCGAGATTGACCTCAACCTGCCGAACATCTTTGTCGCTGAAGCCTTCAAGAGTGCGGATCGGCTGCACGCGCTCCCTGTGATGGTGGCCGGACTTAAGCGGCTGATCGCCTACGAGAGCTTCACAGAAGACCTAGCACGGGTTGTACGACAGGCAGGGGCTCCTCGATTGCTCGTGAAGCTTGATCATGACCGCGTTCGAGCGAGTGCCAGTCCCAGCATACAGGCTGACCCGGAAAAGCTCGCTGCTTATATGTCGCAGGTTAGGGTAGAGATGCAGGACATCCTGTCAGGTCTTGAGCCGCAGGACGCATTGGTTTTCTTCGACCTCGCTGAAGTATCATCAATTGAGACTACGGGTGAAAAGCGGGACTATGCCGCGCTTTTGGACCAATTGTCAGGGTTAGCTGCATCAGCACTTAAGAGCAATCCTAGCTCTTTAGGGCTTCGGATGTCTGCAGGCAGTCAGAACACCTCTTCTACCGAAAGCCTGCTGTCAACGAAACTGGCGACAATGTTCCAGAAGCCAGTGGAGACGGTGCTCTCGCGAGCATTCACACTGGCACTACGTCTCTACGGATTGGACTGCTATGTCCAGGTTCGTTTCAACGATATCGATCTGAGGCCAAAGGCAGAGCTGTCTGCACATAAAACGATGCAACAGGCAATGGTGCTTGAGCTGCTAAGTCTTGGCCGGATCACCGATGTAGAGGCGCAATCACTGCTTGGTTTGCCCTCTCTGCCTGAAGATGCTCCACGCTTGGCGGGCACAGGATTCTATGAGTCCCGCCAGCTGGACACGTTGCCAGCCAGCGGAACGAATGCCGTGAACAACACTATTAAGACGGACCAACCGACTTCTGGAGGCGGGCGCGATAACGAGGAGAGAGTCTAGGAGTGGGTTTCTTGGGCTGCGAAGCTTTAGGCTTGCGCGGTTTTCTGACTGGGGTGGTGAGAGCGCGCTCTACGGACCAACCTTGTCTGCAAATTCTATCTCTTAACGTGTTCTCTTTTATACCTATCAGCTCTGCCCATTCAGAAATGCAATGAGTTTCTCCGCCATAAGTTATGTTTACGTTTGATTTCTGATTTCTGGCCTGTTCTGTTTTTGATGCCCAGCGACAGTTTTCTTTGTTGTAGCCTTTTGTGTTGTCTATTCGATCTATGGAATCGTCAAACCCTGCAGGATCTCCCATGTCTCTATAGAAGACTTCAAATGATTCCCAACTAGGGTCTAGAAGAATTCCAGCGCCTCCGTATCTCCAATAATTTGGATTGTTAGGGTTTTTGGTTCTGGACTTAATATTGCTCCATGAGTTGTACGCTTTGGAACCAACTTTACCGTGAGACTTGGCCCTATGGGTCTCACTTCTTTTACATCCGCAGGAGCTAGACAGTCCTTGGGCTAAGTTAGCCGCTAAGACCGTTGCTATGTTTCCGCAGCGGCATTTGCATATCCACTGCCGTACTGTCCTAGAGTTTTTTATCGTCGTGGCGTCTTCGATGACGGTCCAGTACCCAAAAACTTGGCCTAGACGGATACTCAGGGTAGACTTGCTAGCAGGCATGGCTGTTCTCCGTATTAGATCAGCTGTGTTAGTGAGAGCCGGGACCACCATCCCGACTCTTGCGCTCCAAACACTATCACACGCTGTCGAGATGCGCTACTATTCCACGCTATGAACACATTCAACGCTCAAGTCTGGTTCGGCAGCGAGTCCTCGTTTCTCGGGTACTTGCGCAACCTCCAACATTTCTCGGAGAATCCTTCCGAATACGACGGCAGGATCCAGCTGCTGAAGCAAGACATGGACGAGAAAGCCTCCCTCGCTGAACACCTCGCGGTTCAGATGTCGTCCGACTACGGCAAGACTCGTGTCATCAATGTCGAAGGACCGATGCACCCGAACGCCGATCTGTTCGATCTGCTCTTCGGCGGCACCTCTTACGAGGCAATTGCGACGGCATTGAGCCTTGCGGTAGAGGATGACGAGGTCGAGAATATCGTTCTGAGTCTCTCTACGCCGGGTGGCAGTGCGGCAGGCGTGTTTACGCTCGCTGACACTATTAAGGAGGTCGGGAAGGTCAAGCCGGTCACGGCCTATGCAGCGGACGCCGCGCTTTCCGCAGGCTACGTTCTCGGAGTGGCGGCGAACGAGTTCAGAGCGGATCGCATGGCGGAAGTCGGCAGCATTGGCGCAGTGTCTACGATCACTTCGATTGCCAGGCAGCTCCAAGAAGAAGGGATTGACATGAAGGTCATCCGGGCCGGGGAGTTCAAGGCGCTGAACCACCCTGCGGAGCCGATCAGTGACAAAGCACTGAAAGTCATGCAGGAGAAGACGGATTATCTCCACGGCGAGTTTATAAATCATGTGGTGTCCAGCCGCCCATCCCTTGCTTCCGTGCCTATGGCAGAATGGGGAGAGGGCCAGGTGTTGTTCACTCCGAAGGCTATCGAGACCGGATTGGTCGATGGTCCACCAATTGGGTTTGGTCAGTTGCTTGACGTGATGCAACTTGATCGGCAATATTCCTCTAATTCATCGCGTCGTTTATCTTCGGAGGCTGAGATGCCCATTACCTTGAGCGAGAGTGCTCGCGCCGCCTTGGCTTCCGGCGCGGAGCTGAATAGTCTTCCCCATGCAGAAGTTCAGGACGAGGTTCAGGAGGAGGCAGCACTTTCTGCCGATGCCCAGCAACCTGATGTTCCTTCTGAAGAGACCGAAACTGAAGAGCCAGAGGCGGCTGTTACGTCGGCACCTCACGGCTCCGAGCTGACGGCCTACCTCCAAGGCGAGATCAAGAGCCGCGACTCCCGAATCGAGACGCTGCTGATCGAGCTATCTGCTGAGAAGGCTCAGGTGAAGACCCTCTCTGCGGTCGAAGACCAGCTCAAGCCGATTGCTGTTGCCGCCTGCGAGCGGATGTCTGTCGCCCTCGGCGCACCGGCTGGGAAGCTTGACGCACTGTCTACTTCCGCTCTCGTGGATCGCTACGCGGAGCTTGAGACCGAGTTCAACGGTCGGTTCAAGGTCGG